AAAGGAGATTGTTGGTTTCTGGCATACCTTAAAGGTTTGTTGGTTTCGCCATCAAAATAAAGAAGAGGAGATCTTCTTGTGTTTCTAGATGATAGCATGTATGTTAATGGAGCGGATTTTCTTTTAAGTACGTATACTTTATCTTCCGATACTGTTTTTTTTGTGTTTTTCATTTGATATAATTTAATTTTTAATAATAATAAAAAGGGGAGAAATTAATCTCCCCTAATTAAGTTTACTTAACTTTTATGCTTCTTGGAATAAGAAGAAGTTATTTGCACCTAAAGTACAAAGCGCTCTTTCTGATAAGAAGTTAACTTGCATTACATCTGTTCCGATAGTTGCTGCACCTCCAGCACCACCTGTAATCCATGTTTTATACCTTCTATCTTCAGTTTCAGAAGCTCTGTATCTTACATGTAAGAATGGTCTCTTAGCGTTTTTACCTAAGACTTGGTCGTATACGGTAGTTGAACCAGCGGGTACTAATACACCATTGATTTTTCCACCTACTAAACCACCTCTCATAGTAATATCATTAAGATATTTCCAGTCTGTTTTGTAAAAGTCATAACCTCTTTTGAATCCAGAGAATCCAAGATTTAAAGCCATATTCTCATCATTGTCAAAAAGACCATATGAAGTACCACCTGCTCCTTGAGAGTTTTGTGTAGCTAACATATCATCTATATCAAAAGAAAATTCTCTATTTACAAATAATACATTTTCTTCTATTGATCCTTGTTTGTCAAGACGTTGAATTACTGCATCGAAATCAGCTAATGTAGTTGGGTTACCACCTCCATAAACGTTTCCTCTGTTTCCAATTACATAGAATAAACCTTCAGAACCTTTGTTACCTGCTCCCGAAGCTACTCCTGCAGCAATTGCAGCAGCACCTGAATTAGCTTCAGCTGGTACAGCTTCCACCATTGCGGTTTCTAAATAATCTTCAAATCTCAATCTTGTTTCATGTTCAGATTTTAAATACCATAGGTATCCTGTTGCTCCATTTTCAGTAGTAACTTCAATCCATCCGATTTGCGCCATATCAGAACCTGATACTTCGTATAAATCTTTGATGATAATTGGGCTATTACTAAATATAGCGTCATCAGCTTCTAAAGAATTTTGCATTGCTGCAGATCCCTTTTGGAATTCTGATCCATAAATAAATACAGAAACTACATCTGCTGCTGCAAATGTTTGTCCACCTGCTTCGTAATACGCTACATCAAATGTTCCGTTAGCATAATCAACTGCAGTTACAATCCCTTTATTAGATAAAGTTGATCCTGCCGCATTGTTAGACAACATTACTGTTTGTCCAACTCTTACTGCAATTCCTCCAGTTCCAGGGTTCAATGCATCAGCAACAGTAATTGTTGCAGTGTCTTGAGCCGCAGCCTGATTTGATTGACAGTTTATGTATTTAGTGTGTAATCTACCTTGTTCTGCCCATTTGATAAGGTCAGAGTTACAAGGCATTTCAGCGCCTACCATTCTTAAGAAGGATGCTACTGTTCTATTTCCGTATCTTTCAAATTCTTTTTCATATGTATCCGGTAGATACTGATTTAAGAAATCAAAAGTTGTCATATAGTTTGATTGTGTTGCAACTCTTTCTGCACTCGGTTGAAGTGCGTACGTTGGAGCTGCTGCTACTTGTCCAGCCATTTTTTTACTTTTTTTTAGTTATTATTATTTTTTGTTGCTTCTAATCTTTAAACCTCGACCTGTGTCGGTGTCTAGAGACCTTACTTTAAATCCTGATTTTGCTATTGCTTGTGGTGCCTGTCTCAAGTCCATATTTATATTTTTGGATTTTTTTGAAACATTGTCAATTGCATCAGCTTGGCCTTGCTCATAAAAGAACTTAGCGTATTTATCTGGATTCATTGCCATTGAAAGAGCTCTGTGATATTGATCAGCATTCTTGATTAAACCTTTGTCGTCTATATAATTTTGTATAAAATTATTTATACTTGACTGAGAGCTTTTTAACTCATCTTTAGATTTAGGAGAATAAGAAACGTTTTTGTCATTAATATTAAACTCAAAACCTTTGAATTTATCATTAAAAACTTTTTCAGTTTCTTTAGAAAAATATTCTAATTTTTTTCTGCTTTCTTCTTTAAAACTTTTACTACTATCAATGTACTCTCTGTAAGCTTTTAATTCTTTATCGGACTGCTGAGGTAAAGATTCCCTTGACTCAAGTGGAGCTTTATATTTCTCTTTAAGATCGTTAAAGTATTTTTTTGCTTTAGATAGTTCTCGTTTGTGCGCTAATTTTCTTCTTCTTATTTCTCTTTCGTCGTCTAAACCGTCGTCATATCCAAACTTATCTTCCATAAGATCTTTAATGTCCTCTTTGTCTAAACCATCTTCTGTTTGAGAATAATAGTTAGCTAATAAAGATTCAGGTGTTTCAGCATCGTAGTCTTTGTTTAATTTAACATAGTCTTCTATACCTCTTCCTGTTTCTTTTTTATAATTAAAATAAGAAAGAACGTCTTCTGGTAAATCAGGAGTGTTCTCTTTTACTTCTACTAATTCGTCTAGAGAAGTAATTTCCCTCCCATAACGATTTCCAATATATGAAAGAACGTCTTCATCGCTCATTTTAAGAGCTTGAACTTCTTCAATTTTTTCTTCTACTACAGGTTCTTCAACTTTTTCTGTAATAGGACTTTCTACCCCTACTTCTTTTACTGTAGTAGTGTCTTGTGTTAATGCTTCTTGTTCTGCATCATGCTTAGCAAGTAATGCATTTTCTATCTCTTGCGTGGATTTTTCTTCCATTACGCCTAGATCTTTAACTGTAATGTTTTTCATTTGATTTAATTTTTACAAAGTTAATGATAAATTATACTAAATTTTAAGGATTATCTTGGTTCAAATTCTGCTAAATCAAAGCCATCTAAACTATCTTCGTTAGATTCAAAAGAAACAGGCGGTAAATTGTTGTTACGTTGTTGTATTAATTGTGACTGCTCTGTATTAGCTTGACTTAACCTTTTGTCTTTTGCTTTTTCTCTATTATCTTCTCTTTGCTGTAGGTTTTGTACTTCCATGCCTTTTAATTGCATTTGCATTTTAAACTCTACTTGCATTAATTTTTCTTTTAATTGTGCTTCAGCATTAAGTTTTTCTATTTCAAAAGCAATAACTGCTTGAGATTGCTTCATGTTTATTTGAGCCTCCATTTGAAGTTTTTGGCTTTCTTGTTGCGATTGCATTTGCTGTAATTGCATTTTGGTTTGAGCCTCCATTTGTTGTTTTTGCATTGCTGCCTGCTGGTCTTGCTCTTGCTTTCTTACACGTTTTACTTTTAATAATTGATTTGCAAGTTTTAAGTTTCTTAATTCACGGATATCAATAGCGTCTTCAAGATTAATATCTTGTTTAGATAAAGCCATTTGTATATTTTGTTCTAATTGTGCTTTTTCTTCTTCATCAGGAGCTACTTCTATAAATATACCAAAGTCATATATATATAAGTCTTTTACGTCTTCTAATATACCAACGTTATACTTTCCAATTTGCATTGTAAATTCTTCTGCAAAATCTGCATACTCTAATACATCAGCAATTCTTAAAGATACGCCCTCTGCCATTCTTTGCGTTATAGCTAAACTAGCTTCTAATATATGTCTTGTTGCAGTGTTGCTATTTAATGCCGCTAATTTTTGAACTCCAACTAATGAATTTGGATCTGGAGTAGAACCATCTCTAGCTTCGTTTAATCCTGTTACTCCACGTAACATTCCTAAATAATGATTATAACTTGCAATTAAACTTTGCATTTTTGCCTGACCACTGCTTGAAGTTAATTGAGTAATTGGAACTCTTGCGTTATTAAACTCACCATCTTGAGTGTAGCTTCTTCCTATTACACTACCTGTTTGAAAATATAATTTTAATGCATCTTGCGGATTATATGCTGCACCTGTGCCTAAATCTACTTCATTTAACCCATCTGCATCTATAAATACACCGTCTGGAACTACTTTAGATATTACTTGTTGTAATTTTAAATGAGTTATTTGTATTAAGTCAGCAAAACTAATCATTCGTCTAACTAAAGATTCTATATTTCCTTTGTACATTCTAGGGGCACACGCCACGTAGTTAGGCATTGCATGTTGAGATGCAGACTTTGGCCTAACCATGTTTTCCATCATTTTCCATTGTAGCATTGTGCTAGTACCCATTACCATAACTCCTTCATACCAAACATCTATAGTTTTAGATATTTTTTTAAATTTACCTTCTTCCATTTTTTCTTCTGGAGGATTAAATTCAGAGTCTTTTTCAATCATTCTAGCACCACCTCCTTCTAATTCTTTTTTCTTATAATTAAAAGTATTGGTAGTTTTATAGTTAAAATATAATAAAGTTGCTGTGTCTCTAGAAAATACACTATTTTCATACATCTGAGCTACATTAAAATAATCATACCATGATTGGCTGTATTGAGAAATTTCTCTTAAATCATCGCTAGTTAATGTAGGGTCTATTTTTAATAATTCATTAATAGCAACTGTTTTAATTTCTCCCCAATAAAAACAATCTTTAAAATGAGGATCTTCTGAATAGCTGTATACCATATTAGCTGGATCTACATATTCAATTCTTACACCATCTCCGGCTAAAAACATATGTTTGCTTATTCCTATACCTAAAACAGTTAAATCATAATCAACTCTTTTTCTTACTTCATTATAATGATTGTCATCTAATATTGTGTTAATTGCAGTCTCTTCTGCTATCTCTATCCCTGGCTTATAATTAAGCTGCATATATAGAGCTAATTCTTGATCGTTATTAGGTAATTCGTCAGGGTCTGTAGAAAAAGGATTTACTCCAAAGCCTTGTTGTATTTGATTTAATAATGGCTTAGCTACCATATCTCCTTCAATCATATCTTGAAATTGAGATCTTTTTTCAGCTGACATAGCATCTTGAGCGTAAGCTTGAACTTTAAATAAACGATCAGACATTCCGTTTACAACAATGTCGACAAATTTAGGTATAATAGGCACTGGAGTCCAGTCTAAATTTAAATAACTTAAATCTCCATCAATAGCTAATTCGTTTTTATATTTAGCTACTGATTGTTCTCCTCTAGCATATAATCTTAATCTATGAAAATCTTGCCATTGGCTGTAAAATCTACATTGATTTCCACTTTTTCTAAACCACTCGTATTGTATGGATTGTCCTATTTGTAATCCAAACTCGTAGGTTGCTTTTTCCGAATCAGAACTAAAATTATCCGGGAACCCAGCTGGATTAATATCTACTTTTACGTCTTTCATTAATTGTTTATTTCGCTAAGCATTCCCTTGTTGTTGTACTGTGCAAAGTTAATGCTTATTTTTGACACTTTTTGTTGCGGAGTATAGAGATGTTTTTGATTTGCCATAATAGCTAGACCGGAACTTATTGACGCATCAAACTTAGTTCTATTGTTTATATCAAACCTTGCCCAATCTTCTAATGTTCTACTAAAATACATACTACCCATATCATCTTGCTCTCTATACACTCCTTCTAAATCCATTCCCACATGCTTTTCTATATAACTTTCTATTGCTGCTGCGTGAGATTGTTTTACGTCTTCAGAACTATTTGGTATACCGCCTAATTCTTTTTCAGTTTTAGAAAGTTTGTTAAATGTTTTGTCTGGTCTGTTTAAACTATAACCTCTATAACCTCTGTTTTTAAAATGATACAATAATCTTGGTTTGTTATTTTCACACAAAATAGGCATACCATAAAAGATACAAGCCATTAACACTTCTTCAAAAAATATTTCAGCTGTTTGAGGGCGTGCAACATATTCTAAAAAAAATTCATTACTAGGCGCATTATCCATGTTAAATTTTGTTAAACCATGTAAAGCGCCGTTGGATCCATTCCCTCCAACTGTGCCTGAAATATCATAAGAATCACACCCAAAAGAACCTAAATGCTCATTACCTGGCGTAATTCTACCATTAAAGATACGTTTATTATTTTGAAGGTTTTTCTCTGGCAACCACGAAACAATAAATCTACCTCTAGAGTCTGGTGTCCATATTACTTCAGAGTCTTTTTCTCCATTTTTCCAAGTAAATCTACCCTTGGTTATAAAACGTTCTTTTATTAATGAATCATTATAATCTATTTGTTGATATATTTTGGTAAGGTTAAATAAAGACTGTTTACTTTCGTCTCTAAATGCATGAGATTCAGTTCTTGGAAACTGCCTATAAAATTCATTTAAACTATCTGCATCTGATTTTAAAGAATCAACTTCATTTGTCCAGTAATCAATTGCTCCTATTTTTATTATTTCATTATCAACTCCTATTATTTTTTCTTTAGGTGTTTTGAATATTGGCTGACCGTATATATCTATATATCCTTCAAAATTCCATTCCATAGGAATAAATAAATTATATAAACCACTTTTAGTTTGACCATTTTGATTACGTTTATATACGCTTGAATCATTAAATAATTTTTTAAAATTAGCCCCTCCCTTGTCTAATGCATTAGATGTAGACCCCATCATGCATTTTCCAATAATTCTACTACCTAGTCTTAAACATGTTTTGGTAACAGCCCAGTTATTTAATATGTTATCTGGCCTCATCCATTTTCCAGATTCATCGTGTATTAATAGTTTTAATTTTTCTCCATCATAAGAGTTGTCTGATGTATTTTTCCAATCAATAGTAGTGTCTAGCCCTTGAACATCCTCACTATCTGTTTCATACATATTTTTTTTAGTGATTTTAGACGCTGGGACTCTGTATGCTAGCTCTGTTTTAGGCTTATCCATACCATCTTGCACTGGTTTAAAAAAGAAAGGAAAATTATTAGAAATAGGAACTACTTTGTCTGTAAACATTTTTTTTGCATCTGCCCCTGTTTTTGATAATATACCTATTCTTGCATCTTTATTTATTGTTGCTGTATTTACTGCTTCACAAGAACCCATAAAAGAAAACCCTGAACGTCTAATTTTTAGATAGCACATGCCAAATGACCTATCATCTGCTTTGCAAGCTTCCCAAAATATATAAAATATTCTATTTGCTTCTCTGTAATCAGGGTGACCTACATCAATTTTAGTCCATTGCAAATACATGTAATGAGTTCCTGTTATGTACGTAGGATTTCCATTGTTATAAAACCAAAAACCTTGTTCTCTTTTATCAAACTCTTCTTCTATATAATCAACCCACTTTACTTTAAAATGCTTTGGCATATCGTGCCATTGAAATATAGAGGCTATTTTAGAAAGTTCTTTTGTGTAAGGAAAAGCCTCCCAATATTGTTCTTTTTTTTTATTACTTCTTTTGTGTATTTTTTTAGGAGCTAATGGTAATCCAATTTTTAAACCATTTATTTCACAAATTTCTCCAACTGTTCCGTCTTTGCTTATTACTACTAAATCATGCTTAGAATCATAACCATATACCCAAGATTTATTTAAGTTTCTTTTTATAAAAACTTGTTTAGGTATATAGCTACTTAATGTTCTGTATATGTTATTTAGATCGTCTTTCTGCAAATCCTTGTTTACTATTATTGTCTTGTTCGCTTTCTCCAGTTAGTAATTCATTTTCTAATTCTATTCTGGTTAATATTTCAAATGCATCAAATATTGCTAATTTTTTTGTAGCTGCAGCATTTTTTAACCTGTCTGGAGCTAATTCATCGTCAGCTTCATATTTAATTATATCTTCTTTTGCTACTTTTATTAATTGTGTAACAGCCTGTCTTCCAGCTTTTATAATTTCCATTTTCAATTGTAAAGAATTCATCATAACACTATAGTTATATTGTTAGTAAACATTCTATAAAGTTTTTCTCCATTAATATAAAATGGATATTCACTTTCTGGCTCAAATATTACTTCATCTCCTTCGTTTACATTTAAATCTTTTAAATCGTTATTACCATATACTACTGTGCCTGTTAATGGCTCTTCAGATCCTGGTTTTAAAATATAAGAATCTTTTAATTTAGAGGGTTTTACAAAACAATATTTAGAATGAGTATTCCATTTTTCATTATTGTAATATAAAAAAAACTGATCAAAATCTATAAAATATAAATCTTCTTTAAAAAAACTTCTACCACTTTTTTCTCTTCCTCTCATGTCATAATATATTTTAAATACATTATGGTGGACTAATAAAATATAACCAGGTTTTATATTTCCTGTATACCCTAATGGAACCGATACCACTTTAGCAAAACGATTTGTTGTAGTGTGATCTTCTTGTGAAACACTAGTAATAAAATCTATATCTCCTATTTTTTTTATGTTGTCGTATCTCCTCCCCTTTAAAGGTTTGGTAATAAAATAAAAAGGCGACCTCATTAAAAATTAATATTATATTCGATTGATACTGGCATGTTAGAATTAAATTCTTTCCATAGCAATATTTCATTTTTTTGCTCTATCCATATTTTTATAGAGTCATTACTTTGAATTTTTTTTATTAAGTGTATTTTGTAGTTTCCGCCTAAGACATCTTGACCTACTATGTAATGCATAGCACTAGACTTGTAGTCTGCTCCTATGGAAATTTTTCTTATATCCATGATAAATTAAATTTTATTTAACTATTATACTTATGTTAAATCTACTGTCATATCTGCAGAATTTAAAATTCTGTATTTAATATTATAAAACAATGTACTATCTCCTCCTGATGGATTTTGAGCATTGCTACTAAGCACTATTTGCCCGTTTACTATAGGTGAGTTTGATACATCTTTATAATAGTTCCAATTATCTACAAGACCCATTGTTAAAGTACCTGAAACAGAATTACCTAACACTCCTGAAGTTGAATTACGATATTTAAAACTAGGGAATATGTTGTTTGAATAGTCAGAAGTAACAAAATTATAATGAACTCCTACTGAATCTACAACAATTATTTTATTAGCACCTGGCGCAGAAATTATTGGCACTGGGTTGGTAAACATATTTAATATTTGAGATGACATTATTTGACCTTGAATAACTCGAGTTCCATCTAACCCTAAAGTATAATTAGGAATATTTAATATTCCATTTGAAAAACTAGAAACTCCCGACGTACCTGTGGTAGTTAAACTAGTAACTGTACCTCCGCCACTACCAGACAATCCTACTCTAACCCAAATGGCACTTCCTGCAACACCTGTTTGCGTACATACATAAATATTATCTGAAGTATATCTAATTTCTCCAATTGTTCCTGTATCTGTTAAGTTGGCAGGAGCTGTATTTAATGCTGTTAAATTTAATTGACCATTTACATTTATAGAGCCACTGATTGAAACTCCAGACGATGTTGTGTTAAGTTTTTCAACATTGTTGTGAAAAAGTTGAACGCTTCCTTCTGCATTTGCTTGAAGCATTCTCTCGTCTGTATCACTTTTAAGGCTTATTTCGTTTGCACCACTTATTATTAAATTACCAGTTCCTATTTCTTTAATATAACTATTACTTCCATCATGATATATTGATAGATCTTCTCCATTTCCAAATGTAATAGCGCTTAAGTCTGGGAATTTAGTATAATGTAATCCGTTTTCTACAGCTAGTGACCCATCTAATCTAAAATATTCTATTGTGGCTCCAGCACCATTATCTGATTCAAAAATCATAGAACCATTGTCGGTACCTTGTCTGAATATTAAAGTACCCGCTGTATTTATAAATAAGTTTTCCCCGCCATCTGCTGGAGCTGGATCATGATAAATTCTCATGTCATTGCCAGTCCCTAATTGAAACTGAACATTATCACCCATAATTAATGGGCCTGTCATTGTTCCTCCGCCTAACGGTAAGTAAGATGTTCCTCCACTAGCATCTATCCAAGATGTAGTAGTTCCTGTAGAAGATAAAATTTGTCCCGATGTACCTGCGTTTCCTGCTGAATCAAAAATTTCAGCTGAAGCTTGGAATGATCCTGCTACGTTTAATTTACTTCCACTGGCAACTGAATTTGTAAACTCCAATCCTAAAGCTCTTGATCCATCTGTTGTTCCTACTCCTATATCAAATAATGAGTCTGTGTTTCCTGCTACGTTATATCTACCTATAGAAAATTGCTGTACTTGATCTGCTATAGTTCCTTTACCTGCTGCAAAAGAATCTTCACCACTTGCTACTGTAGCTTCACCTGTTGCTGTTGAGTTAGGTCCGCTCGCTAACGTATTATCTCCTAAAGCAGTAGAGTGATCTCCTGTTGCATCTGTTAAGTACCCCATTGCTGTAGATGCTTCTGCTGTTGACTCTGTATTTTGTCCTGAAGCAAAAGAACTTATTCCGCTAGCTATTGTAGTGTTGTTCATTGCTGCCGCCATAGCGCCGCTAGCTGTTGTTAGTTTTCCAGAAGCAAACGATGAAGCGCCACTTGCTGTAACTTGATCTCCTATTGCTATTGCTACGGTAGAAGAAGAAACTGCTGTGTTTCCTATTGCTACTCCGTAGTCGTTTGATGTCGTGCTGTCAACTCCCATTGCAAAAGAATTAACTCCTGCTGCGGTAGTCGTACGACCCATAGCTACTGATGCGCTCCCGCTAGCAGTTGTTGTTGTACCTGCAGCAAATGAGTCTTGTGCGCTTGCAATTGTATTTGATCCTGCAGCAAATGATGAAGCTCCACTTGCCGTTGTAGTGTGTCCAGAAGCAAATGATGAAGCTGCACTTGCAATTGTAGTGTCTCCAAATGCTACAGATTGTGCCCCTTGTGCTTTAGCTACATTACCAAACGCAAATCCGTTTAGCGCCGTTCCTTCAGATAATGTTCCTCCTGTAAAAGAACTTATTCCGCCAGCTGTTGATAATGAAGAATCTCCTATAACAAAAGATTTAAATCCAGCTGCTACAGTACTAAAACCATGAGCTGAAGAATTATCTCCCGATGCCGTAACGCCTTTACCCATTGCGTAAGCCGCAACTCCACTTGAGGTACAGTCTGCAAATGCTACTGAAAAAGTATTACTTGCTGTAGAAGCTCCAAATGCCATAGCCCCTGATCCGGAAGCCGTACATCCCGATCCTATTGCTACTGCATTTAGTCCGCTTACCGTATGTGTTAATCCTAATGCTATTCCATTACTACTAGAAGTTAAAACATTGTCTTTACCTATAATAGTACAACTGCTACCTGTAGATGAATTATTTGCGCCAAATATAAAATTATAAGTTTGACTGCTGATG